TGCGGACTTCATGTTCCGTGGAACCTTCAAGTGCTAACTCAATTCGTCAACCGCCAAAAGCGAAACAAGCTGGAGATTTCAAATGGCTGAAATGAGCAATTTTTTGGAGAACGCGCTGATTAACGCGACTCTGCGAAACACATCATACACATCGCCTGCGACTGTGTATGTGGCGCTCTACACCACAGACCCCACGGATGCTGATACGGGAACTGAGGTTTCTGGCAACGGATACGCTCGTCAGAGCGTGACTTTTGGCGCTCCTTCTAACGGCGCATCCGTGAATTCTGGCGCTGTGGAATTCCCCCAAGCCACTGGCTCATGGGGCACGATTGCCTATATTGGCCTACGCGATGCCTCTTCCGGTGGGAATCTGCTGTATCACTCACCGCTGGATGCTTCCAAGACCATCTCCACTGGTGATGTATTCCGCATCTCTGCTGGCAACCTGAGCGTTACTCTGTCGTAATGGCCGATCTTTACCCGCCGTGGACAATAGACTCCCTTGATAACCTCAAGGCGAGTCTAGACGACCTCACTCTCACGCTAGACAGTCCTCTTTATGAGACTTCTGTCACGCGCTGGGATGCGGCGGGATCAGTGTCTGCCTCTGCTGCGGTCACCGCTTCTGCGCTGATCGTTAAGGATGCTGCAGCCTCGATAACTTGCTCTGCATCTGTAACTGCGCTTGGGAGTGCTGTTCAGTCCGCATCTGCCTCAATCACCGCTAATGGTGTTTTGGAGGCTAATGCAGAAATCGTGATTCCAGCCTCGGCTGCGATAACCGCATCAGCGTCTGTTAGTGCCGCACCAAACGCCACATTTGGGGGCTTTGCCTCTATCAACGCAGATGGAATGCTGCAGGCTGCTGGTGATGTGCTGACCACTGGATCAGCATCTATCGTCTGCACCGCAACGGTCACGGCAAATGCTAGCGAGCAGGGCGAGGAATGGACACAGGTCACTTTCCCGCCAACCACATGGACGCTTGTCCCTGCTGGAGGTGGATCTTGGTCATTGAGGCTCTAACATGGAACAAAGACTGACCTTCGGAGAGTGGCTCCCAGACCAGCCTGGAATCTCTGGCGCATTGCAGACCGCAAACAATGTTGTGGCGCAAACTATTGGATACGGGCCTTTTCCTGAGCCGGTGGATCTCAGCGCATCTGCATCTGAGAACCTAAATTCTGTGTTCGCTGGTGAGTTTGGGGCGACTTCAAACATGTTCGCTGGCGGGAACTCTAAGCTGTTCAAGTTCGATTCCAGCGATCTATCAATGGACAATGTGTCCAAAACTGGTGGATACACTGGATCTCAGCCCTGGAGGTTCACCCAGTTCGGGAAGGTTGTTCTTGCTGCCAACGGTGCAGAGAAGCTCCAGGCCTGGACGCTTGGAACCTCCACCGCATTTGCTGATGTGGCCGCAGCCGCTCCGATTGCCTCTTATGTCTCGGTTGTTCGAGACTTTGTGGTGGCCGCGAACATCGCCAGCTATCCGAATCGAGTGCAGTGGTCAGACATCAATGATGAAACTGACTGGACTTCTGGCCCTACTTCTCAGTCAGACTACCAGGACATTCCTGACGGTGGAAATATCAAGGGAATCACAGGCGGCGAGTTCGGGATCATTCTGCTTGAGCGGTCAATCGTCCGAATGTCTTACATCGGCGCTCCGTTCTTTTTCCAGTTTGACACCATCTCTCGCTCTCTTGGGTGTTATGAGCAGGGATCTGTGGCCCAGTACGGCCCCCTTACATTTTTCCTGAGCGATGACGGGTTTTATGTCTGCGATGGTCAGTCTGTAAAGCCAATCGGCGCGGAAAAGGTGGATCGGTGGTTCTTTGATGATGCCGACCCGTCAAACATTGACAAGATGTCCACGGCGGTTGATCCGATCCGCAAGACGGTGAGCTGGTGCTACCCAAACACACGGGCTGGGCAGACCATCTTGATCTACAACTGGCAAGTCCAGCGGTGGACTTATGTAGACACAACGGTGGATTACATCGCTTCTGCGGCAACTCCTGGCGTTACCTTGGAGGGGTTGGATACTTATTCCGCAAGCATTGACGCGCTTGAGACCTCACTAGACTCTAGGGCTTGGCTTGGTGGAAAGTATGTGTTTGCCGGGGCTTCTGGTGCCAAATTGGTCACCTTTACTGGGCCTTCCTTGTCTGCGCTATTTGAGACTGGCGACTTCGTGGCCGGTCAGAACTCTGTCGTAAGGCTCGCCCGTCCCCAGGTTGATAACGGATCTGCATCTGTTGCCATTGCTTCGAGGGATCGGCTAGACGACACCATTTCTTTCGGGGCTTCTTCGGCTGCGGATTCGGATAACCGAGTGAGCCTGAGAAGTTTCGGAAAGTACCACCGATTAAGGGTTACTCCTAGCGGAAGCTGGACAACCGCAGTTGGGGTTGATGTAGATACAACCCAGGCAGGGCGGCGCTAATGTTTCGTGTCCTCCCCCCATTTGGTTCAGATCCTCGCGGTGTCGCGGAGATCGTCAATGGGCTGATGAATGGGAAGTCCAACAATACCGGGACAGTAACGCTAAACACGGGCGGGGCATCAACCACCACGATCTATGACGCTCGGATCAGTCCTGAGTCCAAGATCATCCTGATCCCGTTCTCTGCAAACGCCTTCAACGACAAGATCCCTTATGGGGCGTTCCAAGACTCCACAGACCAGACAGCGGCCTCAACGACTGCGGCCTATGCGGTCACTTATAACACCACGGACTACTCTAACGGGATAACCCTTAGTAACAGTTCAAGGTTAAATGTCACGAGTCCTGGGGTCTACAACATCCAATTCTCTATTCAGCTTGCCAATAAAGACACCCAGATTCAGGATGTCGATATTTGGTTCAGAAAGAACGGCACGGATGTAGCTGGGTCTAACAGTAAGTTCTCGGTCCCAAACTCCCACGGCGGGACGGATGGTCATCTTATTGCTGCGCTTAACTTCTTCATTGAGCTGGCCGCAAACGACTACATCCAGATCATGTGGGCCACATCGTCCACTCAAGTCACGATTGAGCAACTTCCTGCTCAGACAAGCCCGACAAGGCCAACAACACCTTCGGTGATTGTGACGATGACTTATGTCTCAATGGCCTCAATCGCCAATGTGTATGTAAGCTCCCAGTCTCAAGGAAGTGCGGTTATCACGCACTTTGCCAATTCCACGGCAGACAAGACATTTGCTTATGTGGTGGTGGGATGAATGTACGCTTGATTTCCCCTAATGATCTGAGACAATGGTGGGGATTCGTCAGACCAGGGCTTTTGAAGGTTCTTCAGAAGACCCCGGAGGGATGGATTCCCGAGGATGTCTATACAGACTGCTATAACGGGAAGTCCATGCTCTGGGTTGGACTGGATGACGCAAGGCCAGTCGGGTTCATGGTATTGCAACCCAGAGAGTCCTCGCTCCATGTGTGGTGCGCCTATCTGCAAGAGGTAGGTTTCTTTGAGGAAGGCTGGCAGCATCTCCTGAACATCGCCGAACACGGTGACGCAAGACGGCTTACATTTGAGTCATGGCGACCTGGTTGGCAACGACAGGCTAAGAAACTTGGATTCAAGCCCAGATCATGGGCGTTGGAGGTCTAAATGGGTGGTTCTACTAGAACGCAAACGACAACGCAGGAACTAGATCCCGCGATCCGTCCGTATGTCCAGTATGGTTTGAGTGAGGCTCAACGCCTTTACACAACTGAGACCCCTCAATACTACCCAGGACAGACCTATGTCGGTCCGAGTGCTCAGACTCAACAGGCTCTGACTGCAGCCCAACAACGGGCTGTGATGGGATCTCCTTTGCTCCCGGCTGCTCAACAGCAGGCCTACAACACGATCCAAGGTGGATACCTCGGAGGAAATCCTTTCTTCCAAGGCGCATTCCAACCCGCTGCACAAGCCGCTCAACAGACCTACTTTGACGCAATGCAGCAGGCTCAGTCCAATGCTTCTCGTGCAGGCAGATATGGTTCTGGCGCGATGATGAATCTGCAGGACCGAGCCGGTGGTCAATTCGCACAAAGTCTGGCAAACACCGCAGGACAGTTGGCATACCAGAACTACGAAGCCGAACGCGCTCGCCAGCAGGCGATGCTCGGTGCTGCTCCTTCTTTGGCCGCTGCTGATTACGGTGATATTGAGCGCCTGATGCAAGCCGGTCAAACCGCAGAAGGCTACCAGCAGGCCGCGCTGCAGGCTGACATCAACCGCTTCAACTTCATGCAGGGTCTGCCACAGAACCAACTGAACCAGTATCTAGCGGCAGTGTATGGATCTCCGCGAGGAATGGTGCAAACGACTCCTGTCTACACAAGCAGAGCCGGTGGTGCTCTTGGAGGGGCGTTGGCTGGTGGTTCTATGTTCGGTGTTCCTGGCGCGGCCATTGGTGGCCTGCTGGGGCTTCTGGGGTAAACCATGAACGAACTCTTTTCTCAGCTCTTTGGTCAGCAGCCAAGTTACGCCACTGCACTGCTTGGCGAGGAAGAGGCTCGCCGACTCCGACAGCAGGCCCAACAACAGGGTCTTTTGAATGTTGGTCTGTCTCTCCTTGCTGGGTCTGGTCCTTCCGCGCAGCCTCGAGGCATTGGTCAGCTTCTCGCCCAAGGCGTTCAAGCCGGTCAGCAGGCCTATCAAGGTGCGTACAACAAAGCCGTACAAGAGCGCGCTTTGATGGAGCAGCTCGCAGAGCGCCGCCAGGCTCAAGCCGATGTTCAAGCCGCGCAGCAGGCTTTGCAGGGAGCATTTGTTACTCGCGAGGGTGGCGCTGCTCCGATGCTAGACATGACCCGACTGCAGGGAATTATTGCTGGATTGACCCCTGGCGCACGAAGCCAGGTGCTGAAAGAGGCTGGTGCAATTAAAGGAGCATTCGCCGGTCCTAAGCTTGAAAAGCTTGGAGTTGAGGAGCGCTTGATAAACCCAGAGACTGGGGATGTTGTCGCCACTGGCGCTCCCAAGCCGCGAGAGCCGAAGTTCACAACTGTTGATGTCGGAAACGCGATCATCGAATACATGGATGGTGTGGAAGTTGGCCGTAAGCCCAAGGGCCGCGCTCCTGAAGGTCCGGTATCGCTGCAGA